GACCTGGAGTGGGCAGTCATCTGTGCGGAGTGCGTCTATACGTGCCCCAAGGAGAAGTGGCGAAAGTTCTGGGACTTGCGTCCCACCCTCATCGAGCGTGACCCCAACTGGGAGCGCGTGCTCGACAAGGCGAATGTAGAGTTTGAGATGGCCAAGGAAGCCCTGGCCTAAAGAATCAACCAATGAAAGGTACTCGTTAGTTATGAGCGATACAGCAACAGCCCTTAGACAAGATGTAGCACCGGAGTTCGTATCTGAACGCTCCGGCCTCAGCTACGTCACGGGCCGATACACCAAGCAGCGCCTCAATGAGCTGTTCGGCCCCCTGGGCTGGAGCTTCGAGGTGCTTGACGTGCGGCTCGACCGCGACAACATGAGTGCCTTCGTCCACGGCCGGCTCACCGCCACCGTGCACCAGAAGGACGCCGAGCCTGTCACCGTTACGAAGGACGGCCTCGCGCTGGGCTTCGCCTCGGGACGCTCGAACAACGAGGCCTTCGACTTCGCCATCGCTGAGGCAGCCACGGACGCCCTCAAGCGGGCCGCTGTCGGCCTGGGCCAGAACCTCGGCCTCTGTCTCTACCCGCTGGTCGGGAAGGGCACACCGAAGAAGGTAGTGGCGCCCACCCCCAAGAAGAAGGCGGCCAAGCCGGCCGCAAAGAAGGCAGCCCCCAAGGCTGTTGAGATTGCTGAAACCCCTGAAGAAGACGAGGACTGGTAACCCAATGAGTAAGAACCGACGTACCGCAACCATCACCCGCACCATCGTGCAAGCCGATGGCACCAAGACCTACGAGAAGTTTGGCGCCATCATCAGCTCGCAGTTCCCTGGTGTCTACTCCCTCATCGAGGAAGTGGAGACTGGCGAGACTGGCGAGAACGGCTACCCCGAGCGCAGCCAGATTGTGGCCCGCAAGGCAGCCAACGGAACCAAGGTCATTGACTCGCCCCGCGAGGATGGCAGCCGAGTGTTCTACAACATCACCGTCTGGGAGGACATGGAAGCGAAGCCCAACAACTAGAGTGACTTTGGACGTGGTAGAGAGTACAGCCATAGGCTCGCTACAGCTACCGTAACCATCCGCCGTGTGCAACTCACGGTACGTCCACCAAGGAGAGACAATGACTGACCCAGTGAACGACCCCACCCACTATAACGTCAACGGCATCGAGGTCATTGACGTGATTGAGACATACGCCAAGACGGACTTCCGCCTGGCCAACGTCATCAAGTATGTCTGTCGCTGCGACTACAAGGGCAACAAGCTGGAGGACCTGCGCAAGGCGCAGTGGTACCTCAACCGGGCCGTCGATGAGCTGGAGCTGGACGAGGCCGAGGAGTGCCTTCCCGTGGACGAGTGGCGCACGAAGAGCAGCGGCTACTCACCCCGCGACGTGGACATGTTTTTCCATGGCTACGACTGCAAAGAGGACGAGCTGGTGGAGGAGGCCCTCTCGGACGAGGGCTGGTTGGACACCACCCCAGCGCAGTGGCACGAAGAGTTCATGTCGCGGTGGAGGCAGCCCTTCCCGGACCACGACGACATCGGCACCGCCGACACCCTCCCCCCGCCGCCCGTCGCCGACTGGTCAGTGTGTGACGAGATTGATAAGCACATAGAGTTTGGCCCCTTCGCCCCCGAGCCCGTGTTCGATACGTGGGCCCACCTCCCGCCTGACCGCATCGCCGGGGACGACGACGCCGCCCAGCGCATCAAGGGCGAGTACTACGACTTCGACCGCTTCGAGATTGTTGGCTACTGCGCCAACTGCGACAAGGAGCTGGTGGCCACGGACCTCACCTTCAGCAGTGAGGCTTTCGAGGACAGTATCAAGTTCTGTAGCACGCGCTGCATCAGCAAGCTCCTGGAATGGCAAGGGCGGTGAAGTTTCACCTCGTCACCACCCCGGCCAAGCACGAGGCCTTCCTCAAGCGCCTGGCCAAGCAGATAGACGCACAGGTCGGCTTCGACTGTGAGGCCGTAGGTGCCCCGCGACGGTACAGCCAGGCCAAGGACCAGCCCTTCCTGAACATGGGCTACACCGCCCTCCAGGGCTTCTCAATAGCCCTCCAGGACGGGAACGTCTACTACTACCCCCTCCGGCACCGCAAGCAGAACGCCAAGTGGCGGTGGGCCGAGGAGGCCTTCGCCGCACTGAGCGAGGGCCGCTACGTGTGGGCCCACAACGTGAAGTTCGACTCGCGCATGATGGAGGCGGACGGCTTCGACATCAGTGGCATCGCCTGGATGGACTCGATGCTCGCCGCCTGGCTTCGCTACTCGCGCAACTCGGGCATCGGCCTCAAGAAGCTAGCCCTGGAGCGCCTCGACCGCAAGAGCCCCGAGTGGACCGGCAGCCTCATCGACAAGAGTGGCTCCGACGTGCTGGAGTACGTGTGCCACGACGCCATCAACACCCTGGAGCTGGGCCAGCTACTCTTTTCCGAGCTGACCGAGAAGCAGAGGGGTGCGCTCATCACCATCGAGACGCCCTTCGCCGTGGAGCTGGGCCGCATGGAGGCACGAGGCATCAAGCTGGACTACGATAAGCTCAAGGAAACCATGGGGGAGTTGGCGCACACCAACAGCGCCCACCTCCTCAAGGCCTGGAACGAGATAGCCTCCGACGCCAACCCCAACAGCGCCAAGTCGCTGCAAGTTTTCTTTCAGGACGGTACCTGGGAACCCTACGGCACCACCTCCAAGGGCGTGTGCAAGACGGGCCGCGACGTGATGGAGTACAACGAGAAGCACGCACAGACCGAGAGTGGCCGCACGCTGGCCCGGCTGTGCCTTGACCTGCGAGCAGCACGGAAAGTAGAAGGGACTTACCTCGATGGTTTCTATGAAGAGATTCGACAATGGCCGGACCGCCGGCTTCACCCTGAGCTGCTCCAACTCGGCACTCGGACTGGGCGCCTCAGTTCAAGTAACCCAAATATTCAAAACCAGTTGTCTAAAGGACAGTATGCGCCGCTGCTCAAGCAGTGTTACATGGCGGAGGACGGTTGGATGTTCGTCAGTGCCGACTATGCACAGATTGAGCTGCGTCTTTTCGCAGAGCTGGCCGGAGGGTCCCTACTCGACGCCTTTGTCAACGGGGCTGACCTACACCAAAGAACTGCTGACACGCTAGGCGAGACACGAGACGCGGGTAAGACTTTCAACTTCGGGTTTCTCATCTACGGTGGTGGGCCCAACAAGGCAGCGCGTGAGTTCAACTGGACGCTCGACCAAGCCAAGGAGAACATCAAGGCCATCGCCGCCGAGTACCCCGAGGCCCAGGCCATCCGTGAACGCATCATCAAGGGCTGCCTTTCCCGTGACCCCATCCCTTTCGTTCGTACACGCACGGGCCGGGTACGCTTCATCCCCGAGCTGGCACCACTGGAGTGGAAGCAGCGCGACCCCGAGGCCTACGCACAGAAGGCCAAGTACGTGGCGAACAAGTACAACATCAACCCCATCGAGACAATCGGGTACGGCGCTTTCGCCGGCTGGCTCGTGGTGGACAAGGTGATACGCAGCGGCGGTGAACGCATCGCAGTGAACACGCCCATCCAGGGCAGCGCAGCCGACATCGCGAAGCTGGCAATGGTGAACTTTGCACGGGTCGCTGACCCCAAGACACAGCGCCTCGTGACCATGGTGCACGACGAGATACTCTGCACCGCAACCGAGGGGATTCAAGCGGAGCTATGCTCCAAGCTCCTCAAGCACAAGATGGAGAACGCCGCTATCTTACTGGGCTACAAGGTGCCCGTACTCGCCGAGCCCTCCATCGGGAAGAGCTGGTACGATGTCCACTAGACCCCCACGCCCGTCCAAGTTCCACAACTGGTGCCGCGAGTCGGGCCAGTGGCTCACCCGCAAGCAGGTTGAGCAGCAACGGGACGCCCTCCTCCACGAGAAGGCGCCCGAGTTCGTAGACATCGAGCCGGTCGAGGGCCCGCACCTCGCCGCCGCCGGCCACGTCAAGAGTGTGGCCCTCTGGGAGGTGAAGCGTTCGATGGGTATCACGCACATGTGTGAGGTGGACGACGTGCTCGACGCGGACCACCCCCTCGTGAAGTACAACGATTCTTTCCGTGCCCGGCTCTTTTCCAAGGCTGGCTACGTAGCCGCCGAGGCGGTACGCCAGGGCCTCCCCGAGCGCACGGTGTACGTGTGGAGCCTCCTCGCCGATGGCGTGGGTGACCGCACCGTCCTGGAGCAGGGCTGGGAGGACTGCAACTACGACTTCACCCGGTACGAGATACGTAAGCTATCTAACCAGTTCTGGGGCATTGTGACTGAGCACCTACAGGATGAGCTGGATGGGGGTACTCGTTAGTTATGGTAACGGAAGAACAACTCTGGCAGCACAACCGCCGGATAGCTGAGCGCTTCCTCAACGTGACGGTGGCCAACCTCCTCAGTGCGGTGAACGCCAAGAACAGCAAGGATGCGTACCGCGCAGCGACCGACCTCGCCCAGGTCACCGACGACCTCCTCTCCATGGTGGGTGCACCCGACGTGCATGGTGGTGTGGACTGTCCCGACTGTGGCCAGTACGTACCCGACGCCATCGACATCCTCACCGAGGGGGAGGGCGAATGATGGGCAAGCGCAACGCACACGCCCTTGCCGCACTCCAGCGCAAGGCTGGTGCACACTCTGATGCACGTCGCCCCGACGTGTTCGACCGCATCAACGCATACAACGAGGCACGCATGGAAGAACTACAAGAACGAGCACGAGACTACGGTATCGGCGACTATGTGCGTGTCCTCGTGGACGGCCCCTTCCATGACTGCGTAGGCGTGGTCGTGAGCCTGGACTACAACATCGACGGCGCCCCACTGTGGACCGTAGACTTCGAGGACGGCGCACCGTTCGTGACGTACCTAGAGACAGAACTGGAAAGGTTTTACTAAGATGACCAAAGCACGCCCATTCATTACCGCCGCCAGCTTCCTCCTCTTCGTGGCCCTCGTCGCCCTACTCCTTGGTGGGTGTGGCCGTGACGACTGCGGATTCGGTAGTGGCTCATGTATCGTCATTGATGACCCACAAGAGGACTTCGTGTGCCGCACCATCAGTGTGGACGAGTGCTTCGCCGTGCAGTGTGGCTACCAGATTGAGCCTGGCCACTTCGAGGTCGAGGTGAACGAGCTGTTCTGCCCCGAGGACTACTTCTACTGCGACGAGCCCGAGGCCCCCGACACGCACTGCGTGCTTGAAGGCGACCTTTGCTGGCGTGGACAGTACCTCAATGGCGCGTGGAAGTACGTCCAGGTCGAGTGTGACATCCAGCCCACCGAGGCGTGTGACGACGACGAGGACAGCGACACCCACGAGCATGGCAAGGGCCCCGACAAGGGCAAGGGCCATGGCAAGGGACGCGGGAAGGGACACAGCAAGTGAGGGGTATCATCTACATGCTGCTCGCCCTCGCCGGGTGTGGTGGGCCACCACCCCCACCTCTTTGCCCGGCCCCGGACGTGGACGCCATCGTGGCCCCCATCGTGGACGGCACAGCATCCACTGACCGGCGCAGCACCGTCTACGTGCAGGGCACAAGCTCGTGCTCCGGCACCATCCTCGGGCCCCACACGGTACTGACAGCGGCCCACTGCGCGGGCATGACTGACATCCTCGTGGAGGGCGTGGCGTGGTTCGACGTGAACCAAGACATCGTGCACCCCGACTACTCCTTTCCGATGTCCGACCTGCGCATCCTCCACACCCTCGCCGTATTACCCCCTCCTTATGCCCAGATTGGCCTTGGGGAGTGTTCCGGGCTATTGGCTCAGGGCTATGGCAGCGGCAGCGATGGCCAGCTCCACGAGCGTGGCGTCATTGAGACTGACCGCGTGTTCGGTATCATCTACACCACCGAGGCAACGTGCCACGGGGACAGTGGTGGCCCCCTCTATGGCGTGCAGCCTGGCGGCTCCACGACCCTGGTGGGCGTGACATCCTTCGGCCTGAACGACGACTGCACCGGCACTGGTGGCTTCGTGGACCTCACCGACCCCATCAACGCCGAGTGGGTACAGGAGAACCTGACATGAACTGGTTCACGAGACTGTTCACACGCACCATCGTGGTGGACGAGGAGCTGTTGGAGCTGGGCCTAATCAAGCACCGCTTGGAGGCTAGCATCCACGACCTACGCATCGACCACTCCCAGCTAGTGAGCCTGAACCAAGAGGAGTATGATAAACTCGGCGACCTGCGTGACACCCTGACTGCACTGCACACCGAGCAGGCCAACATCGAGGCCAAGCTCAGCTTCAAGACGCTCAACGAGACTATCAAGAACCAGACCATAGCCAACGAGCACATGGCCAGGGCACTCCAAGCCGCTGAGGCACGCGCCAATGATGAGGCCCTCAAGCGCATCACCGAACGATACTACGACATCAAGACCGGAGGATACTAGTGGCCCCCATCAAGCGAATCAGTAAGCGAGCACAGCACAAGCTCGATGTGGAGGGCCGCAAGACGTTGCCCTTCGTCAAGCGCCGCAAGGCACGCAAGTACAAGCTGCCCTTCCCGACTGACTTCTTCGCCATGGCCAGGGAGCAGGAGCGCGAGGGCGTGCTGATGACACGAGTGAATCGCGTGCCAGCACGCTTCTTCCTGGAGCACGAGGACGCCAACGGTGAGGTCATCCAAGGTGCACTCCAAGCCAAACCCAAGGGACAGAGGGGCTACACCCTCCTGCTCGAAGGTGGTGGCATCCACGAGTTCAAGACACAGCGACGAGCGCTCAAGTTCTTCGCCTCCCTCCAGTACGTGCCGTGTGACGACGACTGCGAGACGAACAACAAGGGCTGCGTCACCCACAACAGGAGGCACCGTGGAGATATTCATACTGACAAACAAGGTGCAGGGGTACCCGACACGGGTGCTGAACGTGCAGTTGACGATGGAAGCAGCCAAGACTGAACAGGCTCGCTTCGAGAAGGCTAACCCCTTCAACAGCGTGATGATAGTACCACGCCACATAGACCACGAAAACACAGGCCGGTGCCCATTGTGCCTCGGTTACGGAGATTGACATGAGCATGAAAGAAAACCCATTCTATGACAAGGGCACGCCAACGTGCCCATCCCCCTGGCCCGACGAGCCCATCTTCATCGACGCGGCCTCGCCCAGCTTCGTGCTCAAGCACGGTGGTGAGCTGAGCCGCAAGCTCGTCCAGGAGTGCAAGGACAACGGCTGGCTTGGCGCGGACCTGGACTTCGAGCCCCAGGTGTGCGTTCGTTGCACATGGGGTGACGCTGGCACGCAGCAACACATCCGCACGGACTGGCACTACGACAACGCCAAGATAGGCTACGTGTACATCGCAGGTGAGTCACCAACGGAGGTGATGTTCGACCGCGAGCTGCCTGATGAGATTGTGACCATCGAGCCTGAACTGTTCATCTGCCACGCCACCACCTGGCACCGTTGCCCACCCCAGAAGAACGCCGGCTGGCGCTACTTCTTCCGGTGCAACACAGTGGTATCTGGCATGCGGAACCAGCGAGTCAAGCACCGCCCCGGCCAGTAAGACATCGGAGGTCCGCCCGGAGTGGGCACGGCGACTGTAACTCGCTCGTCTTATGACATGGGGGGTGCAACTCCCTCGGCCTCCACTGTGACCGTAGTGTAATGGTAGCACGATAGGTTGTGTCCCTGTTAGTGTGAGTTCAAATCTCATCGGTCACCCCAAGTTAGCGCGAACCGCTAACTTCCGCGCTTAGATTCGTGCTTTCTCTATCAGTGAGAAACGTGCTTTCTCTATCAGTTAGATTCCTACTTTCGCCATCAGGCACCTTCCCGAGCTGGGAGCTGAGCCGGGCGCAGCGGGGCTGGCCCTGCATGCCGTGTCACGTAGTGTCACCTCACATGTGGCAACGTATGGTCATGCAGTGTAGGGTCAAAAGAAAAGTGAGAAAACGCTAACACCCCCGGTTCTCCGCGTGCTACCCTGTATAGGAAGGGACAAAGGGAACATGAATAAACCGAATACGTGGTGGGAAACATTCCTAGTTCGCTGGCGCTTGCGGCGCTTCGATGCTAGGTTGAAAGTGAAGGGACAGAGAACATGAAAAACCAAGACTACTTATCAACGGACCCGGCCAGGACCATACTCGGTCGGACGTTTATCATCCTGTTACTGTTAGTCGGCCTAGCGTGGGGACATAGCGTCTCGGTTCAGGCTAGCCGGGGGACTATCGAAACTATCGACCGAGTATCTCCGATATTTATTCGCTAGGCCTTGACGGTACCCTAGTTCGTGCGCATATTGAAAGTGAAGGGAAATAGAACATGGAAACCAACGAGAACTTGACCGAGCTGGTAGCACGATTCCAAGAAAGGGAATCCGACCGGACCTTTGCTCGCATCTATGCCTCATTCGAGGGACTGCTAGTCACTCTAGCTGACGCAAGGGATGGGCACCGCGACGACCTGATACAAGAAGGCGCGCTAGGCCTTCTGGAAGCCTGTAGAACCTTTGACCCGACGCGGGGTGTACCGTTCGCAGCGTATGCCCGCAAGCGGGCACGA